CAGGGGCGCACGGGCGATGAACTCAGAACGCTCGAATCCCTTGCAGAATGGATGGAGCATTCGCTGCGACATTTCAGGCGACACACTTCTTTGTGCAAAATCCTATATTGATGAAAAATAGACACAGTTTTCAATAGAGCGGCGGACATCATGCACGACAAAATATTG